CACAGCCAGAATGGGCCGATCCGCTTGTTTGGGCCGATTTTTTGAAAAACCGGAAGCGCAAGCGTCTGCCGAACACCGAAACTGCGTACACCGGCTTCCTCGCAGACCTTGCCAAGCTGGCCGATGACGAATGGCCTCCCGGTCGATTGCTTAAACACGCAGCGGCAAAGGGCTGGGGCGCGATTTACGAACCGGACGAAATGAAGGGCAGGCAAAATGGCGCAAGTATTCGGAAAATTGGCGGAAAAGGCAATTCAGACAACCGCAGCAACCTCGCAAGGGCAATCGACGACGGAATCGAATGGCTCGACGGACCACAAGCGGCAGTTTCTTGAGACGTTCCGGCGTTGGGAGATGTTGTTTAAGCGTAAAGACACAGGCGACACTGAGGCCGCGAAATGGTTAATAGCCGAGTATTACGCCAGCCTAGGGCACCTGTCCGCTGAAGGGCTGCGCACTCTGACAGACATGCTCAAGGAACGCTGCACATTCTTTCCGACGATCAAGGAATGCCTTGACCTGATGCGGCCCAAGGATCGGTACGACTACGGGCATCCGTTCCTGAATAGTCCGCCGCGCCTGTTTGCCGGCCGCCTGCCTGCGGTGACGTATCAACCGCAATTGGCAGACCACAGTGAGGGGTATGGCGGATGAACTGGCAAGCCATAGCCGACGAGCGCAACCGCACCATGCCGCGCCCTGACATACGCTGGCAGGCCAAAGCGGACGGCATGTTTCTGACAGACTGCCCGCAATACGCAGCGCGCCATCACGAATGGATCACGCAGCGCGCCGAAGCCGAGCGCCAGGCATGGCTGCGCAATTACCGTGATCGCACGGCAAAGGAGCAAGCAGCATGAGCGCGCTGGGCAACTACATGCGCGCCGTCTTTGCACAAACCGCAGCGCAAACCATGCTTGACCGGATCGTAGCACAGCACGCCGAGAACCGCCGCGAGCATGACCGGGCCAAGGCATCACCGCAGCGCCACGACACGCTCGCCGATTCAGATGGGGACGATGGCGCATGACACGCAACCACGAAAGGACCGAACATGGCAGGCCGGAAACGCAAAGCAGGGGCGCGCACGAAGGCAGGCAGGCTCGTAGCAGCCCGTGACACTGGCACAGAGACCGCGCAAGCCATGCAGGCGCTGTACGGCCCCGATGGGTGCGATGCGATTGGCAGGGCCTACCGTATGGGCCTGCTAGGCGATGACAACGAGGCCAAGGCGCTGCTCGACACCGCGCGCAAGATCAGCAACGCTTATTGGCAGGCATACGAGCAAGGCCGCTATCAATGCGCGCTAGGTGACCGGACGCACGGCAACCTCACCGACATGCCCGCAGCCAAGGCCAAGGCGCGCGAACTGTGGCTCTCTGAATGCCTGGACGTTGTGAACCGGATGGGGCGCGATGTGCGGCGCGCGTTTGACCAGCTTGTCATTGACGTGAATCCCGATCATGGCCCCGCTTGGCTCGATGGCGCGATCTGGGCTAAACGGCAGCGGATTCCTATGCCGACTGCCTCTGCGATACACTTGCGGCGGGCGCTTGATGCTTTGGAGATTTTGGCGTGAGGCGCTTGACATTGCGTTACGCTTCAAATATGCCGAAATGGAAGAGTTAGAAATTGCGCCCGCAGCCGAAAGGTTAGCGGGCGTTTTGCGTTAGGGGCCTTGCGCTCCTGCCCGGCCCACCGCTGACACACCCTGACAGCAGCGCGTGCGAGACCGGGCAAATACACACTGGCAGACCGGCGACGCCACGGCACCCGGAAGCGAGGCAGCAATGAGTGGACCCGTTAAACAAACGGCCAAAAACGAGATCGGCAAGGGCAAGGCTGGTCCGGGACGACCCAAGGGCGTTCCAAACAAGAATACGACCGCGATCAAAGACATGGTGCTTGAAGCGTTGAACGGAGCTGGCGGTGTCGCGTATTTGCAAGCGCAGGCAAATGAGAACCCCGCTTCGTTCATGACGCTGGTCGGCAAAGTGATACCGCTGCAAGTCAACGGGCCTGCCGATGACGGTTCACACAAGCTTGTGGTTTCGTGGCAAGGGTAGTCATCCCGTACACGCCTCGGGACGTTTTCAAGCCATACCACAACCGCACCGAACGCTTCGCCTCGATTGTTGCCCATCGCCGCGCTGGCAAGACTGTGGCGACGATCAACGACCAAATCAGGCGGGCGGTTCAGTTCCCGCGCAATGACGGACGGTTTGCCTATATCGCGCCGTTTCGCCAGCAGGCTAAGGACGTGGCCTGGGGCTACCTCAAGTTCTACACCGCGCCGCTGCCGGGCATCGAGATCAGCGAAAGCGAGTTGCACGTTACGCTGCCGAACGGTTCGCGGATTAGGCTGTACGGGAGCGACAACTACGACGCGATGCGGGGTATCTACCTCGACGGCGTGATTATGGATGAGTTTGCGGACCATCACCCGCAGGCATGGCGCGAAGTGGTGCGACCGGCGCTGGCGGATCGGCAAGGCTGGGCCACGTTCATCGGCACGTCCAAAGGCAAGAACGCCTTTTATGACATGCAGATTTTGGCCGAGAGTAACCCGGACTGGTTTGCGGCGCGCATGAAGGCCAGTGAGACGGGTTTGCTTCCTGCAAGCGAGCTTGAGGCGATGCGCCAGACCATGAGCGCGAACGAATACGCGCGGGAAATGGAATGCGACTTCGACGCGGCGATCGAGGGCGCATACTTTGCCGACCTGATTGCCGAAGCGCGCAAGCAAAACCGCATTGGCCGGGTGTCGAAAGACCCGAACATGGCGGTGCGGGTTTACTGCGATCTTGGCGGCGCGGGTGCGAAGGCTGACGCGTTCACGATGTGGGCGTGCCAATTCATCGGGCAAGAAATACGCGTGCTGGCCTATTACGAGGCGCAAGGGCAACCGGCTGCGGAACATTTCGCATGGCTGCGCGAGCAAGGGTTTCAGCGCGCCGAGATATATTTGCCGCATGACGGACTGACACTGAGCGGCCCCGGCGCGGCAAGCTGGCAGACGGCGTTTAGCGAGGCCGGTTTCAGCGCCTCTACGCTGCGCAATGAAGGCTCGGGGGCATCAGGGGCGCGGGCAGTACGGATCGAAGCTGTACGGCGCTTGCTGCCCCGTATCTGGTTCAATGAGGATACGTGCAAGGGCGGCCTTGATGCGTTGATCGCCTACGCTGAGAAGCGCGACGAAAAGCGCGGCATCGGACTGGGACCGGACCACAACTGGGCAAGCCACGGTGCGGACGCGTTCGGCCTGCTGGCGGTAGATTACAAAGAGCCGACCACAAGCTGGTCTAGCGCTCTCAAATACAGGAGCAATCCCATATGAAATACGACATCACGCTGCATGGTCCGACCGGACACGAAACGGTGACGGTGGAGGCCGATAGCGGCGACGAAGCGGCTATGAAGGGCTGGCGACCGGGCTGCATCGTGCGCGGTGTCACGCCTTCGGAAGATCAGAGCGGCGATGAACCCAAGCGGCGCGGACGTCCCCCGCTGAACGCGGACGCCTGACCATGGCCAAGATGGGCGATGACGCCCTGCGCACGCTGATCATGGCGCGGCGCGATGCGTCATCCAACCGTCTTGACAGCGAGTATTCGAAGAACCGGCGCGAGGCGTTGGCGTTCTATCGCGGCGACGGGCACACGTCTTACGGGCCGGACGAACCGGGCATGTCGAGCGTTATCAGCCGGGACACGCTCGAAGCTGTCGAGAGCATGACGCCCGCGCTGATGAAGCCGTTCGTTTCGGGCGATGAAGTGGTGCGCTTTGATCCGACCGGGCCGGAGGATGAGGAAAGCGCCAAGCAGGCCAGCGAGTATATCAATTACCTGTTTAACCGGCGCAATGACGGCTTTGCGATCATCAGCACGTCTATAAAGGATGGGCTGCTGTTTCGCCTGGGCGTCGGCAAGGTGGTGCGCGAGGAGACGGATAGCTACAAGGCGGAAAGCTACGCGGGCCTGTCCGATCTCGAGTTGCAGGCGCTGCAAGGTGATAAAGACTTTGAGATATTGACGACCGAACCGAACGTGGAAGCCATGCAAATGGGCTTGCCGCTGTTTGACGTGACCGGCCAGCGCAAAGCCACCAAAGGCAAGATTACCGTTTACTGCGTACCGCCTGACGAGTTTCTGTTTGAGCGGCATCTGGCTTGCATCGACGACGCCAACTTTCTGGGCCAAGAAAGCCGCCGCAGTGTTGACGACCTGATTGCGATGGGCCTCGACAAGAAGAAGTGCGAGGGCCTGACCAGCGACAATGACACGGCCTATAACACCGAGCGGACCGAACGCTTTTGGGGCGAGAACAGCACGCCTCTGACGGCAGATACCGACATGACGCGCATGGTACGGATTAGTGAGTGCTATGTGCGCTGCGATTATGAGGGCAACGGCAAGCCGGTTTGGCGCAAGGTGTTTCTGGGCGGCGGCAATGACGAAATTCTGAGCAATGAGCCTGCTGACTGCCACCCCTATTTTGCGTGGACGCCCATTCCGATTCCGCACAAGCTGGTGGGGCTTTCGATCCACGACCTGACGCGCGATATTCAGCTTATCAAGACCGCGCTGGCCCGCGAGATTCAGAACAACTTGTATCTTTCGAACCGCCCGATGCGCGAAGTTCTCGATGGGCAGGTAAACATTGACGATGTGCTCAATCCGCGCGTGGGCGGGATTGTGCGGGTCAAGACCCAAGGGGCTTTGCGCGATCTGGTGACGCCTTTCACGGCGGGCGCTTCGATGGGGATTGTCGAGTATTACGACACGGTGCGGGAGCAGCGGACAGGCTCGACGCGGTATAACCAAGGGCTTGACGCGGACAGCCTGAACAAGACCGCAACGGGCATTAACAGCATCATGGCGGCGGCGGGGCTGCGCATGGAATCCATTGCGCGCCAGTACGCCGAGCAGTTTCTCAAGCCGCTGTTTCGCAAGATGCTGGAACTGGTGTGCAAGTACCCGGACCAGAAAGAAGTCATTCGCCTGCGCAATGAGTGGGTAGAAATGGATCCGCGCGAGTGGTCCACCGAATACGATATGAGCGTGACTGTCGGACTGGGTTCCGGCTCACGCGAAAAGATGGTGGTGGAGCTGCAACAGCTTTTGCAGATCGACCAGCAGATCCTTGGATTGCAGGGCGGCCCCGTTGGCCCGCTGGTGACATACGAGAACATCTACAACAAGCTGAAGGGCCTTGCAGAGGCGATGGGGCTGAAGGGTATCGAGAAGTACTACAGCGACCCGGAGGGCTTCCAGCAGCCACAGAAAGGCAATCCAGAGGCGGACAAGGCGCAAGCCGAAGGGCAAGTGAAAATTCAGATTGCCCAGATCGACGCCAACGCCAAGGTCGAAGTTGCCAAGATCAACGGCGAGGTGGAATTGCTCAAGGCGCAAATGATGCCTCCGCCCAACCTGATGCCTGCCGAACCGCAGCACATTGAACCGCCACAGATGGCCGCGCCGATGCAGGGGATGGACGGCCCCGGCCCCGATATGTCGCCAATGCACGAACAGGCCGAAATGCCGCAGTACGAGCAGCAAGAGCCGATGATGGAAGGCGAGCCCGGTGGATACTGAACAGCGCGCCCTCCGTGCGGCCCAGCTTCGTGACGACGTTGTGTTCCGCGAAGTTGTGGACGGGCTGAAGGCTGCGGCCATTGCGGCATGGACGCAGACCAAAACCGACGACACACGCCAGCGCGAATTTTCATGGCTGATGGTCAAGGCGCTGGATGCGATTGAACGCCAATTGCAGTCGATGATTGACGATCAGCACTTGAGCATGGCCCGCAGCGTTCACGCGCCGAATTAACGAGATTTGCTCGCAAGAGCGGATGCTGCCCGGAGCAAGCCGGGATTGACAGGGAACGTCGCGAGACAGTGCCCTAACCACAGGTGACTACATGGAACTTGAAGCGGCGACGCCGGAAACGGCACCCGTAGAAGTCCCCTCCGATACCAGCGATGCCCTTGCGGCGTTTCTTGCGGAGGATGACGGCACCACCAGCGATCCCGAAGGCGAAGGCGACGGCGAACAGCCACCCGCAACCGAGGGGGAAGCGCAAAAGGCGGACGGCGAGGCTGAGGAAGCGCTCCCTGTTGAGACACCCAAATTCAAGGTGAAGGTTCGCGGCGAGGAACTTGAGGTTCCTCTTGATGAACTGCTCAACGGCTATAGCAGGACCGAAGACTACAAAGCCAAGACCGCCGAAGTTGCGGAACAGCGCAGGCTGGCTGCAACTGAATACGCGGATAAGTTGGAACAACAGGTTGAAGCGTTTACGCGGCTTGACCCTGTACTGGCCCAGACGGCTAATCTTGATTGGGCGGCGCTCGCTCGGCAAGACCCCGCGACCTACGTGGCTGTCAAAGCGCAATACGATGAACGTGTTGCGACCATCCAAGCAGCCATGGGCGAAGTGCAGGCCATCCGGCAGCAAAACGAACAGCGCCAATCGGCGGCAATGCAGGAGTACCACAAGGCGGAACGGGACGCGCTGCTAAAGGCGATTCCCGATCTTGCCGAACCGGCCAAGCTCGACAGCTTTGCGCGCGGGATTGTCGATTACCTGAAGCAGAACGGGTTTCCCGATGATGTCATTCAGGACACGGCAGACCATCGCGCCTGGCTGATCGCAGACAAGGCCCGCAAGTGGGATGAACTGCAAAAGGCCAAGACCACAGTCGAAGCCAAGAAAGTTGCGCCGAAACAGCAGCCGACGCTGAAGCCCCAAAGTTCCGACCCGAATCCGCGCGCCCCCAAACGACCGAACCCAAATGCAAGCGATGCTGACAAGCGCGCGTGGGTTCTGTCTCAACTCTGAGCGGAGTCTAAGTCATGGCAATTGTTGCAAATACCTTCCTCACCTTCTCGGCCATCGGCAACCGGGAAGACCTGTCCGACACCATCTACAACATCAGCCCGATTGAAGTGCCGCTTCAGTCGATGATTGGCAAAAACAAGGCCACGGCCACCCTGCACGAATGGCAGACCGACAGCCTTGCCGCTGCCGCTGCCAACGCACAGCTTCAGGGCGACGATGTTTCGTTCGCTGCTGCCGCTGTGACCGCGCGTGTCAACAACCGCACGCAGGTTCTGCGTAAGGAAGTCGTGATCGCGGCAACGCAGGAAGCGGTGAACAAGGCAGGCCGCAAGTCTGAAATGGTTTACCAGCTTCAGAAACGCTCAAAGGAACTGAAGCGCGATCTTGAGTTCGTGCTGTGCTCCAATCAAGCACCTGTCACCGGCAACAGCACCACCGCGCCGCAGATGCGTCCGCTGTGTGGCTGGTTCACCACCAATGACAGCCGGGGTGCATCGGGCGCGGATGGCACCACTTCGGCGGCGGCAACGGACGGCACGCAGCGTGCTGTTTCGGAAACGCTGCTTCAGGACGTGATGCAGAACTGCTGGATCGCGGGCGGCAACCCGACGATGGCACTATCTGGCCCCAAGCAGAAGCGCGCCATTTCGGCGTTTACGGGCGGCGCGACCAAGTTCGACAAGACCGAAGACAAGACCCTGTACGCTGTCGTTGACGTGTACGTGTCGGACTTCGGCCAGATCAAGCTGGTTCCTTCGCGCTTCACGCGCGGCGCTGCGTCGGCCACCGACCGCGAGGTGTTCGTTCTGGATACGGATTATTGGGCGATTGCGACCCTGCGTCCGATGCAGACCGTGGACCTTGCCAAGACCGGCGACGCTGAAAAGGCGATGATTATCACCGAAGTGACGCTTGAGGCCCGCAACGAAGCGGCAAGCGGCATTTTGGCCGATCTCACCTGATGACCAAAGGGGGGCTGGCTTTCGGGCTGGCCCCTTCTCTTTTGGGGATGACATATGATCCAGTTTGAAGCTTTTTCGGTCAATGCGACCGGAACACAGGTTACGTCCAGCGGCTCGTCGGCTGTGGTTGCCATTCCGGTCAATGCGGCAGGCAAGGCTCCCAAGCATGTGCGGTTGCAATCAATCGGCAACTGCTACGTTCGGCCCGGTACATCCGGCACGACATGCACGACCGGCGACATTCTGCTTTCGCCGAACAATCACCTGGTCTTGTGTGTGCAGAGCTTCACGCACATTGCCTACTTGCAGGAAACGGCGGCGGCAAAGATCAACATCACTCCGCTGGAATCCTGACCATGCGGCGCGTGGTGGACACCTTCGATGGTGTGACCGAAATTCTGCATTACGACGAAGCGGCGGAGACGTTTGCAATCGAGCGCACGCAGGATGTGGAGGCCATTGCGGAAGATGTGACGGCCAAGCACTCGCAGACGCTCGGCAAGTCCAAGTTCGGGTGGCATATCGGCGCGATTCCGTTGGCGGTGCTGGCAAAGCACGCTGAAGAACGCGGCATCGCCAATATGTGGGACTTGTGCAAGCCCGAGTACGCCGATGAAATGATGCGGCTGTGCCTTGACCGTGACAATCGCAAGTTCTCACCGACCGGGGGCCGCGCATGACAATCTTTGCGGTTCCCGCCAATCTGGCGTTTGACAGCTATGGCGCGCTGATCGCCGCTATCAACGATTGGATGGACCGCACCGATTTGACGGGCGCTGCGCCGCAAATGATTGCGCTGGCCGAGGCCCCGATGCGCCGCAAGCTGGCTCCGTATTTCAATGAGACAACCGCCACATTGACCACCGTTGCGGGTTTGGCATCGCTGCCGACCGATTGCGCGATGGTCATGCGGGTAATCTACGATAACGACACCGTGCCGCGCTATTCCTCGCTGAACGTGTCCGACATGGATTACGACACGAGCGCGACACGCCCGTTTGCCTACAGCATTGAGGCGGGCGGGCTTAGGGTTTGGCCCGCGTGCGCTGTGGACCTGAAGGTGGTCTATCAGCAGAC